ACCTCGTAGACCTTGGCCGCAATGCTCATACCGAACAAGCCGACAACGAAGCCAGCAAGCCCGATGGAGCCGCGCATGTTCAGCGCATCAGCCAACGGAGCCGAGCCATACAGACTCAAAGAAGCGCCCCCCAAAAACATCGAAGCCCGCATGAGTAGCGGGCCTTGAGTGAATGGAATGGCAACCAGTGCGCCGATGATTCCGGGGGCTGCGTCCTTAGCCTCGGGGGGGATATCAATTGGCATGATTTGGCGTGATGAATCGATAACCGGCAGGCACTTCTAGCCTGTACTGCTGCAACAGGTGGATTGCCATGTCAGACTCAACCCAATAGCCAAGGCGCTCGTGGTGAGTGACAGGCATTGGGTCTACCTTTGGTGGGGGTGCCGTGTAGTGCATGGCGTTACCCGACAAGAACGTCATTTAGATCGGCAAAATCTTGTAAGAAAAGTGGAACCACAATGAGTGGTTTGCCGTCTCTGTTGTCTGCCAACGCATCGTGGCCCGGTCGTTCGTCGTGTCTGCAAAAAGACCTGCGCTTGTCGAAACGGTCGGGCTGATGGCAGTAGCGATGCCGCTCAAGTTCTCGGTTGCCACGAAGTTCGACGCGACGGGCAAAGACAGGTCAAGCGTTGTGGCGCCCGCCCCGGTCGGGTCAACATCGCAGCGGCCAAACACAGTAATGCAATCATCTGTGCGAACCCACTGGCATGTGTAAGCGGTAGACGCTGCCACGTTGGTGACGTTGGTAAGCGTCGGCGTGTAGCTGCCAGATGTAGCAACCCCATCATCATTGGCCACGTTCGAAGCCGCGCTGTTGATTTGCTCGACTTTTTCGCCGCCCGTGCCCTTGAAGATGCGGCCCGAAACCTTGTTATCGGTCACATTGGCACCGTCAAAACTGACAACCGCCGTATTTGCCGCCGATGCAGATGTGTCCAACCGAGCGTTGATCACGGTATTTCGCTTGCAATCCCCTGCGCTTGATAAAAAGCGAACGCCTCTCTTGTTGTCCGAGATGTACTCATCGCCAATGATTCGATTGTCGGAACTATCCAAGAACAGGAACGCCTCACCAGTGCCAAGACCACCGCCAGTAACCGCCCACTCGTTGTCAATTAACGTAGATTTGTTCATGAGGCTGGCATAAGAGGGGCGCGTAGCCGGATCAATGCACTTGTTTCCAATCGCAGTGATTCCCCAAGCGGTGTAACCAGATGATGGGTCAGTCAACGAGATGGCACGAGCAGGCCTAGAGAAGTCGCGGAATGTGTTGTGGCTGATGGAACCATTGACCCACCCAGTGTTTTCAATACCGATGTAAAGCGGGTTTGAAATGTTATTGTGCTCAACCTCAAACTCTGAACCAAATCCGTCCAGGCTTAGCGCAAAACCATAAGTGCCGGACAACCCGAGGTTCTTGCATTTGTTGCGATTGAAGCGCACCCGCTTGGCTGCTGTGTACTTATCCGATGATGTTTGACGGTTGTAGATCGTGCAGCCGGTGCAGCCGATGCTGGACAGCTCGCAGTGCTCAACATAGAGCCCATCAATCACGCACGTGTCAGAGCCAGCCGCCACCGTCCGGTTAAACACTGCTAGCCCTTGGGTGTTGGCGCTCGGTGCAGTGAACTTGCAGCGTTCAAAGCCGCTATCAATCCAGTCGGTGTCACCAGACATGACAACGCCAGTATTCAAACTCGCCACCGCGTTCACATAAGTGCTGCGGAACTCAATCCCATAGAACCTGACGTTGTTCAGAGCGCCGAGCCTCAAAAGCGCATAGCCAAACGCGCCAGTGATGACCGTTTCGCCTGGAATCCCGATGAACTCACAATCACTCAGAGGTGTCGCAGATAGATCGAGCAATGATGTGATTTTGTGAACGCCACCAGGAAGCATGTTTCGTTTCCCGGACGCAGCCACGAAAAAACTGTTCACCGCTGCGGTGTCATCCGTTGCGCCATCACCTACAGCACCGTAGTCTTTCAGGCTCACCGTTTGGCGCAACTTTTCTTGGGCGGTTGTCGCAACGGCACCAGCGCCGGACGGCATGAAGCCAACCAGAGAAGAGCCAGACGACGCCGAAAGCTGAGACAGCGCAGCCTCTGACTGATCCCGCACACCGTCCACCGTCCAAACAGTTGAGCCGCTGGAATCGGTCAGCTTAAACGTATAGGCACCAGAACCCAACCAAAGCTGAGCCTCGCCTTTGGAGTCAAGCGCAATGTACAGGCCACCGACACCATCGCTCACGTAAGTGCAGGCCGCTCCTAGCGTTGCATCGGTGTATGCGGCTTTGTGGGTTGTCGTGCCGCTGGAGTACGTGTAAAGTCGTCCCGCTGCAAGCGGTGTGTTATCGCTTGCCCAACCTTTGAAACGACCGGCTGTAAATTGAAATGACATTTATGGCCTCGGAAATGAAAAACCCGCCACTTGGGCGGGTTGAGGGGTGAGGATTGATCGAATTCGCGTTGATTAAGCTAGGCGTGATGTGCGTGATTGCGTTTCTAGTTGGCCTGCTTACCGATTACCCGATGGAGTGAGCGCAACGGGCGCTGTTCGCGCCATAAACTGCGCCAACTTGTTAACTTCATCAGCGCCGATCTGAGCATGCACAGGTTTTGCATTGATCAGTGCGTTTCTCAATGCATTGCTGTTCAGGGCTGTATTGATTCCACGACCAGCCACAGCCGTTCCAGCCAACAAAGGTAGCCCAGCAGTGCCAGCAGAAGCACCAGCAACCCCGCCAATTACAAGACGCTGCAACGCACCGTGCGGGCTCTCACGAGTCCGAACAAATTGCGCGGCGATGTCAGCCAACTCTTGCAACTCTTTGTTCTTGATGTTCTTCATGTTGGCAAGACGACCGGCAGAAATGTCACCTTCTGCGCCGTTCTGCGCGATCTTCTCAAGCGCCCGCATGTTGCCGTATTGCTGACGAACCTTTGCAAAATCCTTTGCGCCTTGCGGGCCTAGGGAATCGTTAAGGCCATCCATCAGAACGTCGCGCAATTCGCGTGCGTGATAAGCATCCGGCCCATGACCTCTTCCGAGACGATCAAGTGTGCGCTTTATGTTGTAGGCGGCCTGACCGTCAATCTTGCCTTGACCGGCCTTGTCCATGATTTGAGCGATCTGCTTATTGATGACGTTTGCAGAGTCGCCAACGAGCTCAGCGTTTGCGGTGCTCTCGACCTGAGCCAACTTGTTCAGAAAGTTGTCATTCACGCTGATGCTGTTGGCCTTCAGCACTTCATCAAACTTTCCGCCCAGCTCATCAGACGCATTGCGCAAAGCCATTGTCACGTTGTCGGACTCTTGCCCAAACGTGCGAGAAAGTGCCGTGTTTAGCTGCTTGGTCATCTTCTCTGAAGATGCTGCGCGGCCACTGAATGGCACATATTCAAGAGATGCGGCCAGGGCGTTCAATGGCTTGCTGTTTGCAAGACGGTCAGCAGGGACATCAATACCCAACTCACTTGCGCGACTAGCAAGGTTTGCCACTTCAGGGCTAACCGCCAACGAGTTGCGCACAGCACGACCGGCGGCGCCAACACCTCGAATAACGCCAGGAGCCAACCCGCCGATGACTGCGCCGGTCGATGCGTCTTCAGGGTTCACCAATCCTGCCGAAAGCCCACCACTTACAGCGCCGCCGCCTGCGCGAATTGCCATGTCTGCAACGCGCCCGGCTGTTGTAGTCGCTGCGGGTGTGCCTAGTTTCATGCCGCCACTAGAAATGGCCTGCACAGCCTTTTGGAACACTGGCGCGGCCTGGACAGCACGAGGCGCAACTCGGGTCAGTACATTGGCAGCAGCCCCACCAACACCGGCAGTGCCTGCAATCTCTCCGGCGATCTTCCCGCCTTTGTACATGACTGAATCAGGATCTGCGCCAAGTGACCGCAATGCATCATCCATAGCCATGCGCCGCTCTTCGTTGCGGCTCAATGGCTTTTCATTAGTGATTAAGCTAGATAGTCCTGGCTGACGATCTCCATAGTACAAATCTTGCGCTTTATCCCACGGATAAAGCAGAGTCGCACCGATTGAGCCAGCACCGCGAATTCCACCAGCAAGCAAATCGACGGCACCCTGCTTGATGTCGTCGACAATTGACGGCTGCTTGACTGGCTGCTTCGTCAACGTTCCAAGATAAGCGTCCGGGTCAAAAGCATGTCCGGTGTTTTTCGCAAGGTATGCATCAGGGTCGAATTGCGCCATTTAGAGCCCCAATCGTTGTTTGATCTTTGCTGCGCGTGGATCGTTAGGGTTTGCCTTAGCCCACGCTGCGGCCTGCTGATCTTCAGCACTCATTGACGGCTTCGAGTTAGATGGCGCTGGCACATTTGGCGGTTTGTAGCCCTGCTCCTTGCTGTATGCATCCAAATAAGCCTGCTGTTCTTGTTCGTAAATCTGTTTGAATCGAACAAGTTTTTTGCGAGCCGTGGCAGGGTCATCTGTAGGTAGCGGGATAAACGGGAGAAGCCGAGGAGTTTCTGACGCAGTTACAGCCGCGCCACTTCGGTCATGCAAAACAAGTGAGCCGATATCGGTAACCATTGCCCGGGTGTCAACACCCTCAGGGTCGGCTCGATTTAGGATTGGCTGCGGCAGATAGCCCTTCCACCCTGTTGCCGCCTTATCTCCTTTAAGCGCCCCAACATTTTTGCCATCAAGCAAGTCGATTGCCTGCTGAACTTTGTTGATGCTTTGCGCATTGCTCATAATTGCGGAACTGGCCGCCGATGGCAAATCCCTCAACTTCGGCGCAAGGGGTGTTCCGTCTGGTGCTTTAACAGGGGTAGAGGCGCCTGTTCTTGGATCAACCAATACAACGCCTTGGTCGGACTGAACAATCTGGCCTTTCGGTTGATCCTTGTCGAACTTCAGGCGGTCTTGAGCAACTTTCAGATTTCCCTGAGATACACGGAGTTGCCCATCTGCTGTGCGCTCAGTAGCCAGGTTGTGACGCCCAGCCTCTGCAATCTTTGCGTCCTCTTGCAACTTCTTGCTGAATTCCTCAAGTCCCATGCCGATCTGATCGCGCCAGGCTTTGAACTGAGAGGGGTCTTGCGGTACTTCTTGCAAAGCCTGCTCAATCGTTCCGTGGCTTGCCATGAACTTCCCGAGGATAGGATCGGCGTACTGAGCCTGATACCAGCGAGCAACAGCCTGCGGAGATTCAATGTAGCTAAGCTGATCACGGTAGCGCTTGATGGCCCCATCCAGTGTCTCGCCCTGCTCTTTGTTGATTTTTGATCGCTTTTCCTCGCCTTCAAGTGCAGCCTTCCGATATTCAGCGGCTTGCCTTGGTAGCCCGGCTGCAATCAGCTTTTTGTAGTTGGAATCAAAATCATCGCTGAATCCGCGAGCCACGTCTTTGTAAGTCGAATCATCTGCTTGCTGGCGCTGCAATGCGTTCATTTGCATTCGCTGCTGAGCCAATGCCAAAGCGTTGCCTTGCTGCTGCATGGCCTCCGCGTCATATTCCTGCACCGTCTTTGGTGCTCGCAGGTAGTTTGCGTAAATGCTTGCGTCTGCTGGCATGTTTACCTCAAGGATTCATTGATGGGCCAACAAGCTGTGGATTCTTGTATGTGTAGCCAGACAGGAAGTTGCCATCGAATGTGTCGCCTACCGAGTCTTTGCCAAACCAGCCGTTCTGATTGCCAAGGCTAAGTAACTGATTGGTTGCGCCGCCCCAAATGTTTCCTTGCGCCAAAGCATTTGCCCCGAGGGCGTTTCCTAGGCTTGTTTGGTTGTTGCTGACGTTGTTGGCGTAGTTTTGACCAGAGGCGGCAACAGTGCTGGCGCCAGTCTGGGCAAGACCCGCCAACGACTGGAACGGATTCAACTGAGCTGACCTGTTAGCGACCTCTCGGTTAAAAGCGTTGTCGTATTTCGTTGAAGCGTAGTCTGTCCCGTAGCGTGTCGCAGCCTTTAGCGCCGCTCCACTGTTTCGCATCCCTCTGGCGGTCAGTTGGTTGTTCAGCCCCTTCAGTCCTTCACTCAAGCCAAACTGATAGCCTGCTTCGTTTTGCACGGCTTGAGGCGTAATGGCGCCACCCAAAGCGCCAGACAACCTCGCCTTCAATTCATTCAGAGCCCAATTGCGTGACTCAAGCGCTGGCATGTTGTCTTGCCGCGTTGTGTCGTACATGTAGCGCTGAGTGGCGTTTGATTGGGCCGTTGCCTCCCTCTGCGCATTAGATGCGTCTTCTGCTGCATTTGAGCCGTCAACCGCACCACCAAGCAGCCCGCCGACAGAAGCGCCAATGCCTGTGCCAATGCCAGGAACAACAGAGCCCAGAACGCCGCCAGCGACCGAACCCAAAATAGAACCCCAACCCATGTCAGCCTCCAGAAATTTCTCGGCCTGAGATACGGAGCACCAGCGCAGAGGCGGTGCCAGCAAGTGTGCTGATGAAGTCGCCTGCCTTCATGATTTGCCCAACGATTTCAGGGAAAACTTCAGTAGCACCCGCTGAAACGCTCTTTTGATAGCTGATGGCGTTGTTTGCGCCAGCCGAACCACCAGACGGGACGATCCGAACAGTGATAACAGCCGCAGACCCGGTGACATTGGTCACAGTGCATTTGTCAACAATTGCCCTGACGTTCGTTGCCGTGTATTGGGTTGTTTCGGTGTTCTCTGCGTATTTCGCATCGACAAATGGTTTTGCGGTAACTGTCATGGCGTTGCGCCCTGCCTCAAAGCGTCAATCTCTTGACGAAGACGAATGACCTCAGCCTCAAGCGATTCAATCCTGCCGCTTGGGTCTTCTGAGGGTGAAAAAAAAGCGCCGATAGGCGCCATGTCTGCAATATCTTGAGTAGCTGCTACGGGCGGAATGACTCCGAGCTCATCTCTCAGACGCAAGACATCGGCCTTTGTCTCTTCAATACCTGCATCGTCGTGAAGGTCAACCGCAAGCTCATTGTTTGTTTGGCTGTATGTGCCGCCGACACGACTAAAAACCTGCTCAAAGAACCGATACCACTCGCGGGTTATGACTCCGGTAGAGGGGTCAACAAGAGGAACTCGCGCAGGCTGCTTGCTGACCTCACTCATACTTCATTCACCACCGCAGCCAAAAGGTTGCAAGTCACGTCATCTGTCACGCGGATGTGCCATACACGATCACGAGCAGAGCCAAGCATGGCTGCCCTGGCACGCGCCTTGTATTGACCAACGTTGCCAAGCGTCAGATAACGCCAATTCCCCCATGTCTTGCCGCCATCATCCGAATAGCGCAGCATCATTTGCGCCTGCTGACCGGACGGCAACCCCACGCCAACATCACAATCGACCTGCAAAGAACCAATACGGAATCGATTCAAGCTAGGCAGAGCCATGTGAGGCGTGATCCGCTCTCGAATCAGCGCATCCCCGTTGTTCGTGTTCTTCAGCGGGTCCAGCTCGTAAACGATTCCAGAAGAATCGCCAACAATATGCCTGCCGTATGCGTAGGCGTAGCAAGTGGCTCGCCACGGCTGATAGTCACCATTCACCCACTCGGCGCGCTCATGCCACTGCCCGGAAGTCACCTCATAAACCCATGTGGTTGACAGGCCAGGAACTTGCAGCACATAGAAGGACATCCCTTCTTGCGAGTAGGAGAAGGCAGTCGCGCCAGATAGATCTGCGACACCTTCCAAAGCTTCTTCCAATGCGTGATTGCTGATCCGCTGCGGCTGGTAGGCTGACATCGAGAAAACCGCAGCCGATCCGGTTTCATCTCGGCCAAGCCAAAACGCTACGCCGCCCTTCTTTTGAAGGCTGAACACAGCAGCGCAGCCAATCTCGATATTGGCGCCATCGTTGCGGGCCAGCGGGAAATCCGCCCCGCCAGCGTCATACCAAACTTCCCCTGTTTTCTTCTTGAGAAGCAGAACCTCTCGGTGCTTGACGATATGCGCAGCAATCTCGCCAGTTGATCCTTCAGCCGAGGCGAAATCAAACGGGTCAATCGTTTTGAAATCTTGGTTTGCCGACAAATAGAACTGATTGCTTGATGGCTCAACAAACACGCCATACCCATCAATCACGCCAATCCGTTTCGAGCCAAGCCAATTGGCTGGATTTGTGCTGAAGGCATGGCTGTCCAAGTCAAGCACATGCAGATTCGGCCCATCACACACAGCTAATTGCGTATTGTTCTCGTCAAATCCAACCACGCCAGATGTCGAAAGCAGTGTTCCGCGATTGACGAGGACATAGCTGCTCGACACCTCATACAGTGCCGCCCCTGCTACTGCATAGAGAACATCGCGAGCAACATAGAGGCCGCGCAATTCTGCGCCCAGGCCGGCCAGAAGCGACAAGCCTGGAACCTGCTTTAGATAGCCGGTTGCGCCACCCTTGCCGTTTCCAGATTCGATCAGGACCGGCATGTAATTGATGGTTCGCTCACAATCAGCCTTGCCAGATCGCAGGGCGTATGAAGGACCAACCAGAGGAAGTGCGCTCATAGACCCGCCAAGAAACGACCAAGGCGCGAAGACCGGCGCTCACCAATCTCCATTTCAGGAACAACAGAATTGGCTCGCCGCAAATTCCGATAAGCCAGAGCAGCGTTGCGAGCCAACGATGGAGAGGGCTCCAAGTTGAAAAGAGGCGCAGTCTCTACAGCAAGACCAAACTCAAGCGCACGCTTGTATCCTCGTGACAGGTTTTGGTCTTGATTGACGCCGCTGTACTGCGCCAAATAGTTCAGAACGGTCAAGTGAAGCGTGACCGTGCCAGACGGCTTCGGCCAGAAATACACATTGCCAGTCGGAAGCCCGCCGTCATACCAAAGAACCTCAGGCCATGAGGTTCCCAAATCTTTGATCAGAATCTGATCCCAGACAGCCTTGTCCTCGATAACATCAATCACTCGATCAATGTTCGAGTACCTGGCGTAAGCCATTTCAATTCGCAGGGGGCGAGGCACATCGATCTGTTGAGATGGGCCAATCGTCATCGAAGTTGTGCCGGGAGGCATCGTTACAACGACCTCCTCGTTATTGAATGCGGCTTGCGGCGTTGTGCCCCATGTGTCAATCAAGCTATTCAATGCCTGAAAGCACTCATCAAGCGGGCCAGCTTCAAGCGTTTCCCCAACAGCACGACCGCCATTGAGAATGGTTGCCCTGTTGATGATTTGGAGCGCAGTTGTCATTGTTAAGCCTCAACCTTTGGCGGGCGACCTCGCCGCTTTTCCGGCTCTTTCTTTTCGGCCTGGAATGGTGTTGATGGCCCCTTGCCAATCTCAAGCCATCCTTCAGCGTTCTTTGCCGATTCCTCGCTGCCGTTGTTCACAACAACGTATGGCAACTCTTCAAAGGACGAACCAATGCCATCCTTGTAGAGAGCCTTCGGATATTCAATGAACATGAGTTTCCCCACATGAGTGGCCCCAGCCGAAGCCAGGGCCACTTGTTTAGCGGTTACTGCGCAACGCGGCAGGCGTGCAGCGAACGTACGCGGCTGAAGCCCATCAGCACATCGATACGAGTGCTTTCGGTATCGGTTTGACCGTTACCGAAGGTCATCACACGGACGGAGATGCCGGAGGGCAGGCGAGCGGTGTAGCCAACGCACGAAGCCAGGACGGGCAGAGGGGCGAACGCCATAGTGAAGGCGTCCTTGTGCCACATCAGGCTTTCCTTGTGAGCCGCGCTCGAGTACGGGAACAACACAGTGCCGCCGTTGGTGGGCGATGCCGACACGGTTTGATTCGGCATGGCGGTGTCAATTGCCGGATAGATCGGCAGAGACACGGTGGCACCGGAAGCAGTCGTGTCCGCAGTGATGACGAACTGACGCAGAGTGGTGGTCGCGGTGCCAGTCAGAGGATGAACCTCGTACGAGCCAGGCAGCGTGATCACTTCGCCCTTCTTGAAGGTGTCGCCATTGGTGCAGCCAACAGTAACCGACGAGCCGGTTTGCGACGCGCCGGAAACGGTGATGGCACCTGCACGAGTGCCAACAGCCTGGGTTGGCATGTTGACGCACTCATACCAGCCAGCGCCTTGGGCCTTGCCAATCGAGCCTTCGTAGAACTGCTTCTCAATCTCGGAGGGAGGATTGAACAGCGCCTTGGATGCATCGATCAATTCAGGGCCGACATCATCGGTGTACAGCATGTAGCGAGGCGCATCGGGGGCCAGATTGCGCTGCAACTTTTGGCGGGCGTAGCCAAAAGTCTTCATGCTCGATGGGGTGGTGCCCACCGAGCCCACCTTGTTGGGTGTTGCTTGGCAAGCGTTCTGAATTGCCCACGCCTCGATTGCCGCGGCCAGGGTGGACATTTGAGGCATCAAGATGCGGTCCTTGAACTCGGTGATGCCCAAAGCCTTCTCGACTGCGGTAAACGTCAGAGGCACGTGCTTCTGAGTGTTCAGGCTCAGAGTCTCGTACTGCTCTACGAAGTCAGGCGCAGAGCCGCCACCAGCAAAAGTGGAGCCGTCATAAACCACACCAGTGGGGGGAATCTTGACGCGCACAGACGAGCCGATTTTGTAGCCGTCGATGTCAGAGCCAAATTCTTCTTGGCGGGCCTTGTTCACGTTGCGAACGAAGGGGCTCATTTCTTCCAGCAGGGCTGCGGCTTCGCGGGCAACCTTGTCATGTGTCAACACGGTATTGGTCATTTCTTAACCTCTTTCAACGAGAAAGCCGCTCTTTGCGTCGTTGCGCGTACCACTCCGCGTCGGTCATCTGCTTTTCAGCTTTGACAACGGGAGCGCCTTTTGCGGTAACGGGCTGGAGCGGCTGGGGTGCTTTGGAAACCTTGGTGGCGCTCATGTCGCGCTCAATGGCTGCGATGCGCCGACCAAGGCGGGCAGCGGACAGGCCGCGAAGGTCTGCCGCGATGTCTGGGTTCTGTCCGAGGAAGTGCAGGAGTTCTGCTGGCTTGTCCGAATCAAGAATTGCCTCACCTAGAGCGGTCGGCATACCCCGTCGGTCAATCAACTCTCCTGCCTCGTCAATCACTTCGGCCACGCTTGCTTTGAACGTCTCGCCAAAGGCTTTCAAGCCTTCGCTGAACGCTTCATTGCTTCGCTTGGCAACCTCTTTGACGGTGGCAATCTCTTCAGCCTTTTGTGCTGCAATTGCCTCAACGTCTTCGGGTCGGAATGACGCAGGTTCCTCTTGCGTTTGCTGCCTTGACTCAATGGAGGCCAGACGCTCGCGCAACTGGCGGGCCTCTGCTTCTGCTTGGTATCGGGCAGCGGTAACGCGATCAACTCGGCGTTGCAGTCGTTTCAGCGATTTGTCAGAGTCGTCACCTTCGTGCTTCTCTTGCGGCTGCTGCTCAACCTCGTTGCTTTCCGGGCTCGCGACTTCCGGTTGTGTGTTCGCGATTTGTTCAGACGTGGCTGTATCTGCCGCTACGTCAGGCGCGGCATTTGCTTCAGTTGTCATCGTTGGATGAGTCAGGCCGAAGAGCCCCGGCACAGTGGGCTTGCCCGCAAACGGGCGTAAAAAAACCCGCCGAAGCGGGTGGGGTTAGATGCCAAACAAGAGCTTCGCGACAGGCGCTACAGCCTGGGCAGCAATGACAGCGTTGGCTGTATCGTTGTAGTGGTTGCCGTCTGGCGTGTATGCGGCTTTGACTGCGGCGATGGGCGTAGCTCCATCGGTCACGACCGCATCCAGGTCGATGTATGGTCGAGAGCTATTGCGGATCATCGCGTTTCCGTACAGGCGCACAGCCTCATTAGCCTGCGCTGCGCCGAACCAGTTGACGGCTGGACCGACCGTCGAGAAAGTCACTACCGTTCCTTTTGCCTCGAACGCTTCAGCCAGAGCGAATGCCGTCTGAATGTCTGCCTGAATGCCCGCTTCCGATGCCGTGTTGGCGGTGAATGGCTGCAACACCAACCAATCAGGCAGACCTGACCCGTCCGTCAGCATCTGTTGCAGGTAGCCCATGTAGTACGCTCCTGCCTTACCGGCGAAACCCAGGTTGCAGCAACTGATCGGAAGATTGGCACTGGTGCGCGAGTCGGCCCACTGGTTCATCCAATTCCAACTAAATGCGGTAGTGGCTTGTCCGCCGCGTGTGCTGTCGCCGACGTTGAGCACGGTCAGGCCCTTGGACACATCCATAATCTCGAACTGCAATGCAGGGCTGTAGAAGCCACCACCCGCGCCAGTTGTCGCGCCAGTCATGCCATTCTGGTTAGTCGTCACATAGTCAGCGCCAGTTTTCCAGCACCGACGAGATTTCTGGCGAGTTGAACCGGCTGAAAGAACGGTTTCCCATTCTTCAAACTTCTGAGAAGCGTTACGAACCAAGCCGCGTCCGGTGCCTGTGGACAGCTTCATTCCGATGTACAGGTAAGAACCATACCCACCGTCAGTCGCTGGAGGCAGGTCAACCAACATCCAGGGAGTCCATGCGGTGCCGTACTTGCCGTTTGTGGCGACTGAGGCATCGGCGGCAGGCACAGCCAGACCGGAAGTTACAGTCCAGGTGGGACTCGCGCCAGCGGCGTTGATGGGGTTGTCATCTGAGAATGCACGACCACCAGCCACGGCAGTTGCCATCGTGCCAACCCAAGCGGAGGTCGTGTCATTCTCATACTTGACGCGCACGAATTTCTTGCCGGTGAACGGCACCGCCTCGATCCAGCGGAACGACGTGGTATCGAACGTCGCAAGAGCAGGCACGTTCATCAGGCGCTGGCTGTAGCGCTTGTTTCGACAACCGAACAGGTACCCACCGCCAGCCTGAGAGCCCATAACAACAGGTGAACTCGCATCATCCAGCACAGTCTGGCCGGTAGTGCCTCGCTTTGTGGCGACATCTGGTGCAGAACCAGTAACGATGGCATTGGCTGACCCTGATGTCAGTCGGACAATGACCTCACGCTGTTCAGAGTATTTGCCATAGAAGTACTCGTTGGAGGCGGAAACGCTGTCTGCAATGCCTTCGCCTGGAACGTTTACTGTGCCCGAGGCGCCAGCAGACAAAGAAAGCTTCAGGCCTTCACCAGCCTTCAGGACGAACGGTACGGGGTTCCCGTTTTGGATGGTTGTCTGCATATCAAACGCCCTGTGTGATGTAGACGGTTCCAGTGCCGGTGGCGTTGATGAACGCCAACTTTTCCCCCTGCTGAATTCCCTTCAGGTTCACAGGGAAGTTCGCGGGGATCGGCATGCATGAGGTGGTGGCAGTTGGGTTCTGCCCGCGCACAACAAACACCAATGCGGTAGACAACACGTAAACGTTGTCGCCTGTGAGTGCTACGGATTGAGCACTAGACGTGCTGGTGCTGACCGAGGTGGTGTAAGCGCCATTCGGTACAGTCATTTCTGAATAAATCATTGCTCGGCCTCTTGTTCAGGCAAAGAAAAAGGCCCCGAAGGGCCTTGTGTCGTTTGATCGTCTTGAATCTCTGGCGGCTCGCCTATCTCTGGCGGCTCCATTTGCATTGGCTGGTGGTGCGGCTCGTCCTGCATGTGTGCGCTTTGCTGCACAGCGTGCTCAATCTCTTCGCCGTCTTGCATTGGCTCTCTGTTGAGGGCCTGCAAAACCAACTGAGCCGACATCAGCGCCAATTGCTGCGGGTCGATAGCGGGGCCAAGCACCTTCAAGCGCTCGGTTTCTTTCCCGTATTCGTCGTTTTGAATCTGCGCAGCCTTGACCAAGTACTCGTATGTCAGCTTCTTGTCTTCGGCTTGCAGCTCATCCAACCGTTGAGCCGCCTGCTGCATGACCTGATTGGCTTCTTGCAATTGCTGCTCAAGCTGCTGAATCTTCGCCAATGCTGCTGGCGGCATATCCTGCTCATCAGATTCCATCGCTTGCACTTGAGGCGGAGCCATTGCCAGCAACAGTTTGGCGATCTTGTCAGACTCAGGCATATCCTTGAGTCGCGCCCACATGGGGCCGAGTACAGGCGCCAATTGAGGCTGCGCCTGCATCATGTCTGTCAATTGCTGAACGGTTTCTTCACGCTGAGTCGTGTAGCTTGGGCCTGCCTTGACCCGAACATCATATTTGCCGACATTCGGATTGATTTCGACAACCTTGCCCTTGGCGTCCAGCTTTGCAGCCTGAGGCAAGTCAGGGTTGATCTTGACCATCTGCCGCTCATCATTGATGCCAATGATTTGTTTGATGCGGGTCGTGTCATAGATGCGGGGGATCATGTCCACAACCACGCGACCAAGCTGCTCGATAGATCGGCTCAAGTTGTCAATGAAATGGAAGGTCGCTGTATCCCCTTCCATTTGACGAGCGCGAATTGCGCGGCCAGATGTCTCGTTTCCCTGTTGGCCCAAGTTGGCTTTGTACATACCAACTGACGCCTCCATCTCTGACACAGCAAACTGCGCCATTTGGGCGTACGCACCTGGCATGGGTGGCGGAGATAGGCGAGAAGGCGCAGGGATCGCGTTGCCGCTCTCGTCGAATGCGTTGTATGGCAAATAGCCTGGATTGCCCTTGTTGAGCTTTTTCCAGTCGTTCTCAAAACCATCCAAGCCTTCAAATGGAACCAAGAATGGGGCTTTTGGCTGGCTTGCCAAAAACTCGGCCATCGCAGACATCTGGAAGTTGTGTAGGCGCTGCCCATCCATCAAGCGGCGAGTCAGACCGCACACGAATCGCTTGCCATCAACCCACAATTCATACCCAATGACCGGGACGATTGGCAGAAATTGAGATGGGAAAACAGTCTCTTCCAGCACCTCCGCGCCGCTCATCTTTTGCCACTTGACAGTTCGTTTCTTCCCTTGAACTGTGCCAAGTACGTGCGGGTTGACACCCAAGCTCTGGGCCAGCGCCCAATAGTCGTCTTCCGTGTACGTGTTGCGCAGACCATCAGGCGTGACAGCAATGATCCGGTTTTCGCTTTGCTCTTGAATCTCAAAGTATTCGCATACGGTAATCATCCCGTCTGAGTACCAGCCAGCATCACCAAATGGAACAGGCTTTGCTTTAGGGTATGCAGCCTTGAACGCACGATCAGACATCAGCGTTTCGGCATACCCCCACATGGCGTCAGCACCGTCAGCCTCAGTGCTGTTTGGATCAAGACCGCACGCGTTCGGATCGGTCACGCGCAGGATTCTGATTTCCTGCTCGTTTGTCGTTGCGTCAACGACCTCGGGGATGACTCTCAGCCAACCTCGCCCACATCGAGCGATCAGGTCGCCTGCGGTGTCATAGGCATGCTGAGCACGAGAACGGTACTCAATGTGGCGAATGATCCCGCCTAGAGTCTCAGCAGTCTTTGGGTCTGCCTTATCGTCAACGGCGATAACCTGAATGCCTGGCTTGTTCTGCCGCATGTCGTTAGACACTTGGCTGATAAATTGATTGGTTCGATCCAGCGTCAAAGAAGGACGACCATTGCGCAGCAACATGTCATCGTTGCGCCACTGCTCAGGGTTAGCCGGATTGGAAAAGCGCAAGTCTTCCCGGATGCGCTCATGCTCATCTCGGTAATGATCTTTCGCTTCATCAATGCGCTCTTTAGCGCGTTGGAAGCTGTCTTGCTGTGCTTTTGCCATTGTTTATCCGGCCATCCATGAACCTGTTGGTTCTTCATGAACCACCCGGCGCTTTTTCGTTGAGTCTGTGTTTTTCAGTTGATCCGCACATAGAGCCATGTAACGGAAAGAATCCGCACCGTGGCTGAACTCATCGTGAAGCGGTGCGCCCGCCTCACCTGTCTTTTGCCCAATGTTTCGGCGATATCGCTTCAAACACTCGACCAGACGCTTTGTCTTCTCTGCGTCAAACCAGACACGCTCGAACACCTCTCGGGCCGCTTTGATTCCGCCCTCAATGTCCATGTTGGGCGTTCTGGCTACCGTCCAACCAAGAGCCCGCATCATTTCTTCTGCGCTCTTGCCTGTCTTGAAGTCTTTGCTGAATCCATCGTGAGGCAACCAAACGTGCCCCCAGTTGTACGGTTTTGCCTTCAGCATGTCCGAGTAATCAGACAGCTTCTTGTGGCTGTCTTCGATGTAATCAATGATCCGCAATTCAGAGGCTGAACGCTGAACCATGATGATGGTCATGGCGTCATTCCATCCAAGGTCGAAGATTGCATGAACCTTCAGCAACTTGTCAGGCGCAACGCGAGTAATGCGGCCCTCTTCCTCTGCTTTGGCGACCTCATCAAAATAGATCGCACCATCAACAGCGGGCATGCACTTACCTTCCCAAATGTGACGGTACTTCTCAGCCTTCATCGTCTTTTGAGCGTGAAGGCGTTCAGTCTCAAGCACAGCCGGAAACCACGGGTTGTCGCTGTAGTTCATCTCGACCACCACCGAATCAGGAGGCGGTGTAGCAATGAACCTTTGGTATGTCTCGTCTGTCTCTAGCTGTGGATTCAGCGTGATCCAGATTTCAGAGCCGGGCTTACGAATCGTCGGGATCAGAACATCCCATGATTTGCCGCTTACCGTCTGAGCCTCTTCGACCCAAACGATGTCGCAGCCTTCAAATGACTTGATTGACTCAACCGTGTGTTGAGACAGACCTGCAAACAGGAAAACGCTGCCAGTCCTTGTGCAGCGAATCTCTGTTTCAAGAATCTGAAAGTCGGCACCAAACCCTAGAGACTGGATCTGATCAGACAAAAGCGCATGAACAGAGTCCTTGATTGACTTCTGAACTTCACGAGTGCAGAGAATCCGCAACCGCTTTTGTCTTGCCAGAATCAGGAGCGCTCTTGCAACACCCCAAGATTTGCCGCTACCCCGACCGCCGTGGAATACCTTGTATCGAGCGGAACGAAAGAGCGGCTTTAACTTACTCGGAAACTGAGCCCGCATCGACGAACTCAATGGTCATGTGAGTAGCAACAGGACCACCGTTAGCACCAGTCAACTCGACCTGCTTGCTGTCGCTCCACTCTTCCTTGAATCGAGCGCCCATGTTCTTGGCCCAAACCGATCCATTAAAGCCAGGCGCATACATGCCAGCTTGGCCTTGGTCTTCCCACCATGCTTGGCAAAGCAGCCTTGCTCGCGTAAAAGCGTCCAAAAACTCAGGGTGAGCTTGCGCCCAGTTGTGCAAAGTCTGCTTGCACACCCCCAGATGCGCAGCCATCCATGTGACGGACTTACCCTCTGTTCCCCACGCGATTACCTGCTCGCAATAGGAAGGATCGTATTCAGTTGGTCGGGCCATAACATCGCCTCTCGGCTCACATGAGGAAACCGCCTCAAGTCGGATAGAAGGTCACCGCCCGCCGTGCTGTGAGAGCCTGGGGAGCTAGGCCGGAGATAGCACTTCCCTTAGCGTCGGTGGATGCTGCTGATCGAATCTCAGCCAGTGCGCTCAGTCAGCACACGCAGCGGGGTGGATTCCATCCCATCTGGCTGGTCATGCGCTTCTCAGCGCGAATGGTTTGCCCGGTCTTGCTTCCTATGTGCAAGCAACGCGGAGGGGGGTGAAGCAGTCCGGGCAAAGAAAAAGCCCCGAGGCCGAAACCTAGGGGCTGAATTTTGGGGGCACTTTTCCCACCTATATGCCGATCATCACATAGTCGGCTTACGGTGGGCGACCCCACATCGCATTGCGCGATAGGGATCATGTCGCAACATCACGCGATGTTTTTATAACACAGGATCAGTCTGTGCGCAAGAGTTTACGCATTTGGTCTTCCGCAAATCCTGTGCTTGCCTCCATCTGAGCCAGCAGGAATTTCAGAAATTCTCGTTGTTGGTCTGTTCGGCCAGCCAGTCGAAACGTCCGCCTTCCTCCGTCGCAGTGCTTGCAGACAACCTCAGGAAGACCGTAACCGCCTGCATGACCAACGCCATTGCACTTGTGGCAAGTCGGATCTAAAAACATTTGGAGCGCCTGACCTACCAACGCCAGAACGACCGAATCAGGCTCCATGAATTTGCGAAGAGTCGCCTGACGTACGGCGAACCGGCCTAACTCGTTTTTGACAGCCCCCAGGCTAGGCATTTTTGACAAAGCCAAAACCATATCAATCTGACTTGTTGCGCCCTGCCCCGTAACTTCGGCTTTGGCTGAGTCGAATTCAGAGCGCAGCCGTGCGAGGTTAGCGCCCAGTGAACTACTGGCCCAACTTGCGGCCATCAGAATATCAGTGTCACAGCGACGATCAAGCCTTGTTCGCAAGTTGCTGGACTCGATTGCCGAGGCGTAGCGCTCAGCAACTGTCTTCATGTCGTCACTCATGGTTTATCCAATTCCTTTGTCAGTCGTTTTGCTTCTGCTGCGATCTCGTCTAACTCTTCCCTTGTCCACTTATGGACTGGCTG